TCCTATAAATTTGATATTGCTATTATAACAAAAATTTCACTATCTAACAATAGCCTGAAAAGGGAAATTGATTTCTGGGAGTTATATAGTCTTATTAGAAGAGGAGATTCTTTTTTTAAACCTTAGAAAATGATATAAACTAAAAATCACATACTAAAAAAACCGAAGCCTAAACTTCGGTTTGATTTTTGATTGGAAACTCTATTACTTAAGAGTAACTGAAAAGCACTATGTGAATTAACATATATGCGCAGAAAAAGCTTTAAAATAAGCATTTATACGTTGTAAAACATATATAATGTTCACCATAAAAATACAAAAGTTTTAAATTTATGCCCCCTTTTTGCCCCTTGTGTTTCTATTAAAAAGGACATTTTATAAAATGTCTGTTGTAAAGAAAAAAGCCCTACCAGCCTTGAGCTAGTAGGGTTGAATTAAATTTTAATATTTCTATTTTTTTATTTTTTAGTTTTTAGTGTTTTGCTCAATTCCGCTGAGAGCTTTGAGGTCTCCGTTGAGTTGACCGATGATCCGATTGAAGTCGTCATCATGGATGCTGATTTCTGCAGCGCCCGCATTGATCATACTTTGTACAGTTTCGATATGTCCGATACCGAATACTGTATCTCCTACAACTCCGAAGTAGCCTTGTTTTCCTGAGTGACTGCGCATAACTAACATTTTTTCTTTTCCTCTTTTCTTTGTGTTTGCTTGTTGTGGTACTGTTGTGTCTTGCGTGAATGGTAATTCAAACCAACCAACCATGCGTTGGCTTGGTGCGTTCCAATCAACGTAACTAAATGTTCCGTCGCTTGATAGGTTTCTACGAACTCTACGAACCCATCCGCCATTGTACAGAGCATCAGCATTACCGTCGATGTTCTGCTCAATGGTTGTAATCGTTCCGTCTTCGTGTTCTGCTACCACAAATCCGATATGTCCGAACGGATGGTATGGAGAACAATCAGAAACGAATACAGAGCCAACAGGCGGATTGTTAGAACCGTTGAAGTATGTCACCTTTAACCCCAACAGAGAAGCCCTGTCTAGTCCGTCTATGGCGTTTAAGTAACTAAAATTGAGATTATACAATCCTTGGTACTGTAAGATGTTATCAATTGCAGCAACACATTGCCCGCCATAAGGATTTGTTTTAACAGTCAGGCGTTGATTGACTACGCTGTTTAGCGTATCTAGTAATTGTCTTTGAGTAGTCAAAAGACCGCCTCCTTTTTATTAGTCTTCTTTTGGTTTGTTATAATCAAGCGCTTGACGGCTATCTGTAAGCCCTGCTGTAGTTGGGTCATTGACGATACCAACTAACACAAGGAAAGCGAATAGAACATTGATGAAGACTAAAATCTTATCAATGGTAGCCCCAAACTCAAGCTTGATACCGAAGATGTCAGCGAAAGCTTGGAAGAGCAAGGCAAGCGCTGGTACAAGAGCAAGCCAAAAGTTTTTGTTTTTCAAACGTACAGACCAGTTAATGTTTTTCATATTATATTTCCTTCTTTCTTTTATCGATTGCTAGTGATTAAGGTTTTGAGCTCTCTTACGTCTTCGCTCAATACCTTAACTTGTTCTGCCAAGACCAAGATGGCCTTGTTTTGTTCGTCGTGATTATCTAAGCGTTTGTTTGCAGAGCTTTTAAATTCTCTTAGATTCTCAACATCTTTCTCAATAATCACCATGCGTTTTTCTTGGGCTATAATCGCCCCTTTAAAGTTTCCGTAAATACCTAAGCAGACACCGACAAAGCCAATCATCATGCTAATGTCTTCTGGTGTAAAATGAATCATGCTACACCACCACCTTGAATGTTTGGCATGATAATTGAAACCGCTCCACGTTGGATCAATACTTGAACTTCTTCTCCGTTGTAGTTCCAATTGTCGATAAACTTCAAGATGACTGGTGAATCTTTAGGGTATTTAGGGTTGGTGTCGTATGGGTATTTAGCTTGGACAATATCTCCTGTATGATACCGTTTCTTATCTTTCATCGTTGGCAATATCTTAGAGATAGCTTGGTAGGTGCTCAAAGGCATATTGCCATTTGAAATGGTGTAATCAATAAAGATTGTTTGCAACTTGTCCAAGCGTTCTGTCACTTCTGTATTTTCGTCAGTCTGCTTAGATGTCATATCCAATTTTTGTTGCATGTCTGTGATGACACTTGTCGGATCTAACTCTGTTGTAACCACCCTCTTTACAACTTCGATTAGTGATTCATCGCTTTCGCCCATGCGGTCTCCTTCCAACACACGGTCGTATGCTGTGTACGGATCGTCGCATCGGATTGCTACAAAGGTTTTGTTTGCTTCTCGTAGATATTTATTTACTACTTTAAATTTCATATCACATTCCTTTCTCTGCTTCGTCAAATAGTTCTTTCAGTTCTGGATTAGCTTCCATCACTTTGTTGATAGCTTCTAAAGCTTCTTGTGATTCGCCAAGAAGAGCTTTCGAGTTTGCATTTTCTACTGACATATTGGCTATTTTGATAGCTAGTTCATTGATAATCTTATCTGTTGTGTTCATTAAATTTTGTAACCTCTTTTACGTAAAACTCCTGTGATGTGCGTTTTCGCTCCATCCTTAACCACATTATTTTGTACCAATTGCCCGAAACAAGTGAGCAAGTCCCAAAGGTAATCCCCAACACTCACACCTCCACCTAAGAAGAAGTTCTTAGAATAAACACCTTCAAGGAAGAAGTCGCCACGACCGATGAAGTGCTTCACCCCATTCTGGTTCATTGGTAAGATGTAAGTCTTTCCGTCTTCTGTATTCCCGTGGAAGTTCCAAGGGCTACGATACTTACCGTTGTTATAAATAAGAACACGGTCACCGACAAACTCAGTAAGAGATTCTTTATATCCTCCGCCTGTACCAGACCATATCCGAATACCTGCGAAGGTTTCATTATCGTGTCTTTCTGTCTTATCGTGGTTTGTACCAAAAATCATTAAAGCTGAGTTTGTATCCCTGAAATGCTCTGAGATAAACCCACCCTTTTTCAGTTTGATAAACTGAGAAGAACTTGTGCCCTCAATCCGCCTGATAACAGATTCCTCGCCAGTTGATGTCCAGATACCTTTTTGCAAGTCAATCCTCAACTCTCCGTTTAGAGATTCAATCATACCGCCCCGCATGGTTAAGCCTTGAAGCTTGCCACTGACAATGTTGTTTGCGTTTAGATTGATGAGGTTTACTATTCCTGCATCTAATGTACCTGCCGTTATCTTGTCCGCTGATATATTGGCGATCATGCTGCTTTTGATAATAGCATCATCAATCAGAGTTCTACCATTCAAGTGGATAACTTCCCCTTGAATACGGATGCTACTGCCTACAGTATTAATCTGAGATACAATATCACCATTTGAGTTCAAGTTTTGTACAGCCCATGAACCAGCTAACTGAGTAACCTTTGTGCTGACTGCATCAATTTTTCCATCAGAATCTTCATCTGCTTGTGACCAATCCGACGGTACATTTCCCAACTCTAGTTTATAACCTGCGACGAAGAGCTTTGCGTTTTTGTTGTTGCGTTCAAAACGCGGAGTCATTAAACCTGCTTTCGTGACTGAAAATGTAGCAGATACCCTTGTCCAGTTCGTGCCGACTTGTATATCTTTTCTTACTAAAGACAGCGAAGCTCTAGGCTCTACCAATCTGTTATCTAAGTACATAAAGACAAGGTCGTTCTCAATGCTGCTCTTGACGTAGGCGCTGAATGTATAGGTTTCACCAAGTCGAACCTCAACTACTTCTGATAAACCGAGCCATTCTTCCTGCCGGCTATATACTGACAAGCCTAAATATTTCTCTTGTTCAAGATTCCACTTTGATTTATTAAACCAATCGCCAGAGAAGTCTTTCGTTCCGACCATTAGGTTTCTTCCTCCAACCCTGAGTCTTGAAACTTCAGATTGGATAATTCCGCTCCCCATGACCATTTTAGAAATTTTAGTAGCAATACCATCTTCACTAGAGCCTAAAATACGTTCATAGAGTTTAGATGTTTCTTGCACCTGTTGAAATTCAACCTTACCAGCAAACTGTTTAGCAAGATTAGCAAAGCGTCCATCTGTGGATTGCTTGTAATCTGCAATCTTTTTCTCTACAGTATCAGGTAAAGTCTTTAAAGACTCCAGCGACTTCTTCATAGCCTCTACAGCATTAGTGTTAGCACCAGAAGCTGTCAACGCCTTCTGTGTCTCTTCCCCTTGTGCAACGATGGCTTGGTTGATTTTATCAACTTCTTTTTTAAAGTCGTCTTTAATCTGGTCAGCCCATTTGTTTCCAAAGGTTCTTACCAATTCGATCCAATGCTCACCATCCCATGTATACATGATGTGGTAGCCTTCATGGTCTGGATCTGGTTTGTACCACAAGTCGCCAACCTTCACTTTATCGGTCGGGGGGTCTTCGCTCCTGTACCAGTTACGATTAAATCCTCCTGCCCCATCTAGGAAGTCTAGCGCTCTCTTCTTAGAAAGCTCTACCGTTGAGTTCTGTAAGTCTGATTCAGATTGACTCTGTTGTAATTCTTTCAGACTGTCTGATTGGTTTATCTGATCCCCTAGCTTAATCTCGATAACTTCATTTGAAAGTTTCTCTCGTTTGATTTCAAAGATACGTGTCTCATAGTCGATGTTCATATCTGGACGAACAACACGGACAGTATCACCAATTTCACCTTTCAGGTATGCCGTTGTAGTAGAGAAAGTCACTTTAGGGTGAGCATTCGCTATAAGGTAATCATAGGTCATTTGAATCAGTTCGTTAGGGTCGTCTGTATCAAAATCAACCTTACCAATCCTTGGCCTCATGCCTGTATCTGATTTGATACCGTACTTCTCGGTAAGCTCCGCAAGCTCTAAGTAAGGAACACCTTTAGGCTTATTCAGAGGATTCTGTGGTTTTGTCCACACTAAATCCTTGAAATTCTTCTTACGGCTGTAACCGTTCCGTCTGTCGTCATTGGCTTCTGGAACAGAAACAATCTCAGAGTTACCAAGACCAATAACGGCTGTGTAAAACTCTGCTCGTTCTTCTTCCTTGATAATCTTTAAGGCATTGTGCCCATAGGTTACACGTTGACCTGTTCGATCTCCTATGCGTTTCTTTAAATCGATATACCGTGCGCCAATTTTATTCAAACTGATTTCGACAAAGAATTGCATTTCAAGATTAAACTTGTCACACACACGGAGCAGGCCATCAAAAACAGATAGGAAATAAAAGGTCAAATTCTTTTGTTCTGTCTCTGGCTTGTAGCGTAACTGCCAGTTTGTATTTTGTAGCAAATACTCAGCAGCTTGTACAGCCGTAACTTGAGTGATTCTGCTATCTTCTACATAGCTCTTTCGGAGTTCTTCTATACCAGATTGGACACATTCTAAATGGATAATGTGATCGTATGTTTGAACATTAGCAATAAAGAATAGATGATACTTGTAATATGCATCTTCTTTTTGAATAGCTACATATGCAGATTCAGAAAGCACATCATCTGGAATGTCTTCCATTTCAACTTCAAGACGGTCAGAAACATAATGCGTATCAGTTAAGGTCTCAGAATGTTTAACAGAGATAAGAGCTGACTTTGGGACGATACGTATCAGCTCTTCTTTATGATTAAATAAATAAATCACTGTTTCTCATCCCTCCATTCAACCAATGTAATTACCATGTTTTTACCAGTCACCCTCGTTCCGTCTCGTAAAAAGAAAATCTCAGGATCAGACAATCTAACCAGTTCAGTTAAGATTGACCTACCGTCATACATGATAGAGATTTCATTTTCTAACCACTCTATTTTTAGTCTGTTGCCTGCTAAGTAATTCCCTTTAAACCTAATAACGTTGTAGCCAGTTTGAATTGCGATTTCATTCGCATTAACAGATACCGTCGCTTCTATTTTTGTAGGGAGAACCATTGAAGCATATGTTAATTGAACAAGACCTGTAGTTGAAGATTGCTTGTCAGACTGCATGTATGGGTACGGAACAAACAAAGTAAAACTACCTTGTGCTAAGTAATTTGTTTGAGAGATACTACCCGTATTTGTGAAATGCCCTTGGTAGCTATAGCCTTGAGTATCTGCAAAACGAATGGTAAGAACATCATCTTTTTTAAGAATCTTGTTCATTTTCTCAAATGCTCCTCTTAGCTCTTCATTGCTATTGCAATCTAGGATGTATTCCACTTCAAGTTCAATTGGCTTTTCTTGCAGGGAATTAACCCTAACACCAGCCCGTGCAGGAATGGTTGTTGTGTTAACTTCACGACCAACCAAACCTCGGCCTGATACCTTTACTTGGCGATACTGAGGGATTGCGTCCATCAGGTCAACGCCATTTAGTGTGATATTGTCAGAAGGCTTAATTTTAGCCTTACTACTGTATACTGCTACCATTTAAACCTCCTATCAATAATAGTAGTTAAGCCGTGATTGGCTTTGTTGCGTGTGCGTGATGTCTTCTACTAACTGACCAAACTCTCTTTGATTGATTATGACTTTCTGATTCCCTTTACGTTCTAGTAATTCAATTACCTTGCTCATCATTTGAGTTTGCATATCAGAGAACTTAGCCATAATTTTTTCAAAGCTTTCGGAGTCAGAAGACTGATTGTTGTTTGTTGTAACAGTCGTTGTTCTAACGGAGTTTATCTTTTGGAAGAACGGGGAATTCTCAGAGAATTTCTCATACCCAATACCATCCTTGTAGTGAGGGAATAGTTTCTTTGTCATACTAGCCCGCAAGACTTTAGAACCTCGTGGTAGTGACAACATAACATTACGCCCTTCAGGGATAAACGCTTCACCACTTGGTAGTGTTACCAACTCACGATACAAAGGCCCACTTTCGTCATTGACTACAGCCATACCGCCCTTGTGGTAGTTTGTACCTCGTTCATAACCAAACAGACGACCGACACTATTTACAACTCTATTCACTACTTCTGTAGCTGTAATTGTTGTATGCCAGAAAGTTGGGATAGAACGGATACCATAATCCGCTCTTCCTGCAGCATCAATAGCGCTTGAAGCGTCTGCTGTAATTGGTTTGGTTGGACTGCCCAATGCATTCCACTCACTTTGCTTATTAATGGCTGACTGTCCAGCGTTTAGCGCATTAGACGAATCAGCAGTAATAGGTTTAGTTGGACTACCTAGAGCATTCCATTCGCTCTGTTTGTTGATGGCTAACTGGCCTTGAGAGGTTGCGTTTGAAGCATCTGCTGTAATAGGTTTAGTTGGTACTCCAAAGGAATTGTATGCGCCAAGAGCGCCTACACCTATTGCAGAACCTTCAACAGCGGAGCTTGGGTCAACTTTAATTTGTTTGACATCTGCTGGTGTTCCGTTCCACTGTGCGAGTTTGTCAATAGTTAGTTGTGTATTTAATATCCCGTTCTCTGGATTTACTTTTAAATCTTTAGGGAACGGATTTGTTGCATCCCATTCAGTAAGTGTCTGTGTAGACCGATTAACAGCATTGCGAACTTCAGTGTCTTTTGCGACCAACTCTTTTTGTTGCGGAGTTAATAAGTTCCAATTATCCAATGCGGCCTTTGCAAGAGAAGCTTTGCTCATAACTTCCTTGTTATCCATCAATAATTGTTTAACTTCGGCAGGCATGCTATTCCAAGTCTTCAAGTGACTCTCGCTATCGAAGATAGCCTGTAATCCTGACTTGCCGTCTACTATCAACTTCTTCTCTTCAGGGGTCATTTCATTCCACTTGCCAGATTCAACCAATGCTTCCGCTATTGTTGCTCTAGCATTGGTAGTAATGTTTGCGTTTTTTGCAATGAACTTGAACTTCTCCCAACCCTCTGCAGATTTAGTAGCTTCTCCAATCACTTCTTTTACATTTGATTTAACAGTAAATGTACCGTTTTTATCAATGTTACCGACCAAGAGAGACCAAGCGTCGTTGGCTTCTCTTGTACTTTGAGACATATCTTTCGTATACTTAGCTAACATGCTGTGAGAATTGCCAACCTTGGAAGATGCCTCTGATGCCTTCTTACCAATTTCTTCATAAGAAAGACCATACTCTTCCAATGTCTTCTTGGCTTCTTCCCAATAGTTCCAACTTTGGCCAGTTCTAGCTTTTAGTTTTCCGTCCAAAGCCTGCATGACTTCGTAATACTTCTTACCGATACGCTCCATAGTAGAAGAGTGTTCGCTTTCCAAAGTTGCGAGTTTTGTATTATATTCTTTCTGCGTAAGAGCTTTTTCTTCCAAAAGGAATTTAAGTTCTTCTTTGGATTTCTGATAATACTTATTCTCAGCTTTCATAGCTTCTTCTAGTGAAGCCCTACTTTGTTTGAGTTGCGTCTCGTTAAGTTGGTAGATTTCTCCGTTCAAAGCTGTCAGGATTGCTGCCTGCTTCTTCTTGGAAAGGTGCATAACATCTAACTTAGCTTTTATCATTTCGTTCTGAGCATTCAAAACAATTTCTTTTTCTTCTGCTGAGAACTTGCTCACATCACCGTTGTGCCGTTGGTAAATCTCATTTACCTGATTCATCATGGCTGATGTATTATCCACAACTGCTTGGTTATGTTTTCTAGCGTTCTCTATTTGCTCTTCACTCAGTCCCCATTTCTTGGATAGTTTTGAAACCTTGGCATCAGCTTCTGCTGCAGACTTAACAATACTGTCGTACATATCTTTAAAGGCTTTACTTACCTTCTCAACACCGTCAGCTTGATTCACAAAATCATTGATGGCGTTCTTGGATTCATCAACCGTATTCTTGAATTGTCTAAGCTCTCTCCGTTCTGTATCGCTAACCGCAACGCCAAACTCCTCTGTAGCTTCTCTTGCTTTGTCCTGTTGGTAACTTAAATAAGCTAATCCACCAGCCAAGAGAGCTACACCAGCAATAACAGCGCTTGTTGGATTAAACAGAGCTGTAAGCAATGAACCTTTGCTTGCTAGACCACCTACACTTTCTGCAGCAGTTGAAGCAGAACTTCCAACACTTGCGATAGAAGAAGTAATTGATGTTATATCTTTGGTAGCTTTGAAAGTTTCAATTGTCGCTTTTATACCACCTGTGAGACTAGCCACACCAGTTAGTGTTTTTCCAAGTGCCCCAGTTAATAAGCTAAGAACTCCTGTGAACGGACTGACTGCTGCTGCTGCAAGACCGAACTTAACAATCATCGTTTGAGTTTCTGGTGACAGTTCTTTAAACCAATCGATTACCTTGATTCCTTCTTTTAGGAAATCATTAATGATTGGCAATAACTTAGAACCAATTTCAATACCTAATACTTCAAACTCTGCTTTAGCTTTTGCCAATTGGTTTTGTGATGACTGCATCATTGTCTCAGCCATACGCTTGGTTGCACCGTGAGCATTTTCGGTTTCTTTCGTCAGGTTACGCAAAGCGTCTCCGCCTTGTGCGATCAAAGCGTTGAAACCTGCTTGCCCTGTTTTACCTACTGCTTGAGAAAAAAGCGCTGCCTTTTGCGCACCAGTTAGACCTTCAGTGTTCTTGCGTGCTAAGTCTAAGACATCTGCAAGAGTGAGGTTTCCTGCCCTAAATTCTTCAACAGAGATCCCTAGTTCATCAAATGCAGCTTTCTGTGATTTAGTAGGCTTAACCAAGGCTGTCAGTACGTTACGTAAGTTCGTACCTGCTTTTTCACCTTCGATACCACGTTGAGAAAGCAAACCGACTGCCGCTGCAGTTTCTTCTAAAGAAATACCTGCGGTTGCCGCCATCGGGCCGACATATTCCATTGCCACACCGATACTAGAAAAGTCCGCTGCGGTCTTGTTAGCTACGAATGTTAAGCTATCAGTCACTCGTTGAGTATCTTCTGCCTTCAGGTTGAACTGTTCAAGAATTGCGGTAGTTGCATGCATTACTGTTCCGAAGTGTTCGCCAGAGGCTTTACTTGCTTCCAATACGTGAGGCATTGCCGCCATCGTTTGATTGGCATCGTAACCCCTACGGATCATTTCAGTCATACCTTCAATGACTACATCAGTAGACAAACCATAATCTGTTGCGTACTTCTTAACAGAATCACTTAACTGCGTCATGACACCAGTTAATTTAGTCGCTGGTACATCATCTGCAATCAAAGCTTGAATAGTCATCATGCCGTTTTCAAACTCTGCTGCACTCTTGACTGCTGCACCAAAACCAATTGTTAAAGCAGCAGACATACCTCTTGTAGCAGAACTAATCCTTCCGAGGCCTTGGCTGATATTTGTTACCCCTTGTCCTGCTCGTGCAATAACACTATGCTGTGAATACTGTTCTTTAATAGCATTAGCAAGCTCCCCACGATAAGCAACTAACTTTGCTTGACCTTCTTGGTAGCTTTTAGCCAATCTATAAGACTGATCTGTTAGCTCTCCTGTTGCAGTTTTACTTCTTTCAAAGTCTTGAGCTAGTTTGTTTTGATAAAGTGATTGTTGTTGGATAGCACCTTTTAAAGTGTTTATCTTATCACCGTATGCCCTGAAAGCTTCTGCCCCATTCTTGGCATATTTGATATGTGCATCGCTGGTTCGGAGTTGCCTATCATACGTTGCGATACTACGCTGAAAGGACTTTAGACTGTTACTTGATTCTGTTAGCTTTTGAGCAAAACCAGAATTGTCCAAGCCAAGGTGGACAACCATATTTCCTAATGGTGTTGCTATCTTAACCACCTCCTGTGCTCTTTATAAAGTCTTCCAATGACATGACTTCTTCTTTCTCTTCTTCCTCAATATCTGTATTTAATACAGCTATAAGGGTTTCAAAGTCTGTTTCCATAATGTCATTGATTGTAAATCCGCTACCGTTTGCGACAAGGCTTTTAACTAGTTTGAGGAATCTTTCTCTACCATCTGACGGGCTAACTCCTGTAGCTTTGGGTCTTCTTCTTTTCTCACTCCGATAGCTGTTAAGATGATATCGTCTACAGTCTCTTCAAGTTCCCATGCATTCAATCCATCAAGGATAGCTTTGGCTGTAACTTTCTTAGCTGAGAATAGAGAAGCACAAAACTCAATTCTGTCCATCAGATAATCTTTAGGAGAATAAGCTTCACCACTTTCTAGTTTTGCTTGTAAATCCCAAAATTCCAATACCTTGCTTGCAGGTACTTTGTCTTGTTCATACGTTACCTTATCATCGTTTTTGTCTCGTAAGGTCAACTTTAATTTTGTCATTGTGATTCCTTTCTAAAAAGAAAAAAGATGGGTTTCCCCATCTTGTGCTATTAAGCAGATTCAATACCAAGTTGTTTCTTCAACTCTTTGACTTTCTCTTCATCTTTACCGATGTACTTCACAACGTAAGAACCTTTAGTGTCGTCAGCGTCAGAAGCGATAGAAGAGAACTTAAACTTATCTCCATCTGGTTCTTCTTGTGAACCTTTCTTAGTCTTCATGTCAATGTCTGCTGCAGAGAATTGACCTTTGAAGAAACCGATGTAAGCTTTCTCGCCAGCAAGAGTTTCAGATTCCAAAAGCAAAGAGCAGTATGGAGGTTCTGTATCATCACCGATGTATACCAAACCATTCTTTTCTTTGTATCCGAGAATTTTGTTAACTGCTTTTTCCAAAAGGTCAAGTAATGTAATATCAATTTTCACATCACCTACACCTTTATTTGCTACGTAGTAAGCCAAATCTGAACCGAAGGTTTTTACTGGATCAGAAGACAAGCCAGTGATGTTTGCTGTTTGCGTAGCACCTTCTCCTTGCTTACCTTCAACTTTAAATACGTTTGTTCCAAGTGTAGGAGTATCTGGAGTATCACCAAACACACGGATAGTCGCACGTTTAAAACCAACTAATGTCATTTAATTAATTCCTTTCAATATTCAATATCATAGAGTTGAGCTGAACCACGGTATGTTCTTGCATCAACATACCGCTTCGTTCCCTCAAAGTATTCATCTAAGCTACCTGATTGTTGAAAGAAGTTTAAATCTAACAAAACTTTCTCAACTTCTCTAGCTAGCCTCTTTGTCTCGTAGTAGTCACTACTTTCTACGTTAATCTGATAAGTAAAATGTCTTTGCAAGAACTTGTCACTTCCAAATGCGCTCTGACTAGGAGGATTTAATGCAATCAAAACAATACTGCTTGCGTTTCCTGCTAGACTTTCTGGGCGCTGAAACATACCGATATACACATCTTCTAAGTTTAGCTTTTCCAATGCGTCACATATAACATCTCCCATGTTCTTCATCTAGCCAATTCCTCCAATTTCTCACGCATACGTTCAGCAAAAGGGGCTTGCTGTGCTTCTGCATACTGCCTTAGTTTCCCAAATCCTCGGATACTTCCATTAGGAGGGTAGGTTTTACCATACTTAGTAAATCCAAACTCGTTCAAGTGTTCTAGTCGCCAACGTGAACCAGCTCCCCAACCTACTTTAGCTTGGAAAATTTCACCGCCTATCTTTCTAGCCTCTGAGTGAGTCGTCTCTTGCGTTGTTCTGCCTGTTCGTTGGAATGTACCCGTTACTTCTTTTAGGTCATTCTCTGCGAACTCTGCAGCGTAATTGATCGCCTCACGGCTAATGCGGTTTCTTCTTCCAGAACCAAGTTTATTGTTTAGGTTTCTAAGAACCTCATCTACTCCCTCAACACTAATTCCCCACCGTTCCATTGAAATCTCCTTTCAATAGCAATGTGATGTATCGATCACTAGGGCGGATATCTTCAATTCCCCAAAGACCTTCATAAGCCTTATCTTTGATGGTTACAAAGTGACTGTTCTTTGGTAAATAAGAACCTAAAGGATTCCTTATGACGATTGTCACCGCACGTTGAATACCTTTGCCTCTCATAATCTCGATATCTTTTAGTGATGGGTTGTAGATTTCTGCCCAAGCTTTAAACAATTCTTTTTGTTCTTGTGCTTGGTTAGGCAATCTTCCTTTTGGTTTTGCTGATGAGAAGATAACCATTGTATTTAACTTCCCGTTGTCTACCTTTTCATCTTTAATAGATTTTTTTCTTAGCATATTATCCCTCCTTCAATGAATTGAGAAAGGTCTGTAGTTCAATTTCATCTGCGTAGTTCTTTTGAAATTCATCTAATGCGTCATGGTAGACATATCTAGCACGTTCAAAGGTTAGCTCTGTCAGCATTTCATCAAGTTCTGTTGCTCCGACAAGCGAAGTAGTGGCTACGATACTAGAGGTTAACATTCTTTTTAAGCGTTCGTCTTCATCTTCGCTTGTAATGCGCATACGCTCTTTGAATGCTTGTAGCTCATTTTTTGCAAACTCATCTGTATCAATAGCCATGCTTCTTTACTCCTCTGTTTCTTCTTCCGCTTCTTCTACAAAGTCCATTGGTAGGGCGCTTTGTAGCGCTTTAAAGCGTACTTTGGTAGCTTCAAAGACTTCTCCTGCTTGACGGATAACGCCTGCATCGAAGTCTTCAAAACCTTTTAATACTCTAACCTTCATAGGCTACTCCTTTCTTATCCACCCGCAAGTGTAAGGAGTGCTGAAACGTGGTTGTCTTTCGCTTTACCGTACCAGTAAGACTTAGCAGTAACCAATTGCAAGTCATCGATAGCCAATGTTTGGTCAAACTCTTCCAATGCTACACCGCCTCCGATATATGCATCATAGCGGTTTGCTACAAAGGCAATGGCCTTACCAGAAGCAATAGCTGTACATTCAACCAACTGGATACCAAATGGAAGAACTGCTGTGTAAACACCTTGAGCGTTCAAGTTAGTGAATTTTGCAAGCAATTCATAGTAATCAGTAGAATTCACAAGCAAGTAAGTTTGACCTGCAATTTTTAAGGGTTTTCCCTTCTCTGACACAGAAAGGTGTTTCATGACTGGTGCAAAAAGTTTAGGAGCGGTTTCAGGAGTCAATGTTGCAAGACTAGCGAGTGATTCTTTGTCTGTGCTGTACACAACTCTATCACTTTGTACAGTACCCTTAGAAAGGTCTTTGATAAGCCCTACTGGTTTAGATTCCCCAGTTCCGTTTACGATAGCGTCTTCAAGAGCTACTGACATAGCTTCTTTGATTTGCTCCATAACGAATTGTTTCAACCAAGTTGCGCCAAACTTCAATGCATCTTTAGGGATTACTACAAATGCAGTAAGTTTGTTTTGCTCAAAGCCTTTTTCTTCAAAAGTAGCGTCAAGCTGACCTTTGATTTCATCACTGATTTTGCCCCAGTATGCAGTGCCATTTTCTGTTTTAACAGCAAGAGCTTTCAAACGTACTCCAGCGTTCTTGAAATTGATAATAGAAAGTAATAGATGTTCTTGAACCAATTCATCAAATACTTGATTTACTGTTTCTTCTGGAAGAAGCGCTCCATTCTTGGTTCCAACATTCTTGTTGATCTCGTTGAAGAATTTAATTTCATTAGCAGACATCTTAGGATTCTTTTGGAATGTGTTAAAGAGTTCTTCTGCTTCTTTCTTGCTTGCTTCTGATACAACTTCAAGGAGTTCTTCTCCCATTGTTGACATAGCTGCTGCATATAGTTCATTGCGCTGTTCAGAATCAACATTGTTTCCAACAGCTTCTGTGAATTTTGCTAATGCTTCTTGATAGCGTGGTAGTTTAGTAAGATTAATTGTCATTTATTGGATAGTCCTTTCTTAAAAAAATAAATAGTCAGCTAGTACATCATGTTGCACGGCTTCCTCTTCTGCCTTCGGAGTTGAAGACTTTTCAAATTGCTCTAGTTTAGACTCTAAAGCCTCAATGCGGACAAGTAGGATATTGAGTTGTTCTCTTTGCTCCATACTTGCTTTTAGTTCCATGATTTTATCCTGTGGGAAAATAGCACCGAAGGAAGCGACAACGGCTGGTGCTGATTCCATAAATAGGATTTCATCTACTAGGCCGATTGCCAAAGCACGTTCAGCGGTAAAGAATGTCTCTTTATCCATTAGCTCCCGTACTTCTTCAATAGGTTTTCCAGTCTTGCGCTGGTAAAGGTCAGCAAGAGATACTGAAGTATTTTCGATTACTTCACTTGCATGCGCCAGGTCTCGGTAATCGCCTTGTGCGACCATGCTTGCGTTGTGGATCATGACTTGTGCTGTAGGTGACATTTTAATTTTGTCTCCAGCCATCATGATGACACTTGCGATGCTTGCAGCAAGACCTGTTACCACGACTTCGACTTCTCCTTGGTAAGATTTGAGGAGCGTGTAGATTTCACTACCAGCGAAAACAGAACCACCTTGAGAATTAATAGCAACTTGAATAGGTTCAGAACCGTCTAATGTCATCAAGAATTCCTTAACGTCTTTCGGACATGTAGCGCTCATCTCAAACCATTCATAAACCGATTTGTCGTTGTCATTCACAATGACACCGTTAATCTCCATTCTTTTCATGGTTATCCTTTCCTATGGAGCCTAACTCCATATAATTTTTCGTAAGCAAGAATTTATCACCGCCTTCAACTGGTTTATATCCAAGCTCCCGTCTGATTTCATTTCTTGTGAATGAACCAGAACTAAGTAACTTATCGATACTAGAAGACAAAGAAAAAAGGTCGTAGTTTTTAAAACCGACCAAACGGATATTGTTGCCTTTTGTTACCTCTGCTCTAGTGAAGACGATATGCGTTATAGCAGAAGCAATCTTCTTGGCTAGAGGTTCAATAACAGTAGTGATGTACGTGTCATAGTTCTTTTGATTGTCGGCCAAGTCTCCGTGGATAAGTCCATTAGGAATACCGAGGATGTCAGCCACATCGTTGATGTATTGCATTTTCATTTTTGCAATATCTTCAATATATGAAACCTTAGAACTTGTTTGTGAGCGATACTCTTCATACTTCGCACCGTTTGGTAAGATGATAGGAACAACAGAATCGTTTTCCAGCTTCTTCTTAACCGCAGTTACGAAGTTATCTTTCTTGTTGGTCTTATCGTCACTAGTTGCTTCTGAACGGTTCGCTAACTCTCTAGCACGTTCTCTCACGCTGTCTCTTGGTATCTCCATGTGGAAACGTAGCTGATTTGCCGTTTTCTGGCTCTGTAGTAGCTTTCCAAGAACAGTTCCGTAATCTTCCCACAGGTCGTTTACAAACGCCTTTAAATCGTCATTTTCGACTTCTACGAAGAGCACTTCTTCTCTGCTAGCGTCGATATTAACTGGAATATTTTGGATTACCGTGATATTGAAAGTATCACCAGTCATTTGATGATTGCGTATGTAACTATCAGCGACAAACATTTCATGGTTACTATTGACATAAGCTAGAGCTTCACCGTTTTGAATAAGCGTCTTAATAAAGCTAGACCAAAACTCAGTAGAAGTCTGGTTCGGATTGGCAAGGTTATTAAAACGATACCCCCAATGCTCGGCTTTGGTTTTAGAATTACCGTCGAAGAGGAAGGATGATTTAGAAAAAGTGCGTGCGATATAGTTCGCACAAGTTTCTAACGCTATAGACTTCATGGCGTTTTGTTGGATATTCTCAAATAACCCGTCGAAATCATAGGAAACTCTTTGCTTGCCACGATTAAAAATATAATTGATTATCCCCATAGTCTCCTCCTTCCTAGTGGTAATAAAAAAAGGAAGGCGCTCTTTGCCTTCCATGTCCACAATACTATTTTATCTCAATAAAACATTGTAATTTCCGTTGTTGCAACGCTTTTTATTACATTAAAAAAGACGCCCGAAAGCGTCCCAAAAATAAAGGAGATTCTTACGAACCGAAAAAAGACTGATAGTCCCGATGGTAGCCAAGGACTATCAATAGGAGTCAGCGGAATCGAACCGCAGGGCCTAGACCTGAAATTGAAATTAGGTAAACCGTTTTAGCAGGTGGTGCTGTCTAGCCTTCCTTACTCCTACTTTAAATCTATTATATTAAAATAAAACTTAAAAATTTCCTCTAACCGTACCATTCCATGATATCATCGTAGAATTCATCAAATGCATAGCTAGGCTCATTCAATTCATCAACACGATACATTGCACACAGAAATGCTTTAAAACCGTCCGTCTTCCTTCTGACATCTTCTTTCTTGATATACTCAACATTCCCATCTGATTTCAAATGTCGTAGGACGTTGTTAGTATACCAGCGCATCATATCATTTTCACCAAACAGTATCTTATGGTTCGCAAAACCATTCTCCACCCTTGGTGCAAGCAAACTATCTACTGCTCTTGGGTTACGGATAACCTCCAATCGATAACCTGACGGTATTCTTTCTCTGTCAGCTTCACGGATCACTTGTTCAAACCCTGCTTCAATGAATAGAGGACGTAGCAAATCCATACGGAAGTAGTCACCCAAGATAGTATCTATATCAAATGCGTATAGATCCCTCTGCTCCACAAACCAATTAACAATTAGTCGGGGGTCTATAGTAGGTGTATCAACCACAGTTAGCCACCCTTTTTCTTCCCACAATCTGATAGGGGCGAATTGGCGTTTCCCATTAATAGTATCTTTAGGTTTGCTATATCCATAAGTAGCATCTACAAACCCTTTACGGACGAATGAGTGAGTTTTCCACACATAATCATCACCATTCTTAAATAAAAGACCGACTGCTGCAAAGTCACGGGTAGACGCAAAGTCAAAACCGCCTATGCACTTCTGCCCTTCATATGGTTCAGACCATCGTTTAGTTGCCACTAATTCCTTATATGTAGCTACACTTCTTTCCGTGTCCACAATAGGAAAGTCCATACGCTTTGTAAGGAACTCTTCACGGTTTGAAGGGTCATCTTGTAAGTCCTCGTACTGCTCCAAAACCGTTTCAAATAAGTTAGCAGCATAAGCACTCATTGGTTCGTGAAACATTGGCTGTGCAAGTTGCCATTTTGTCTTGTCATCCACCTGCTCTATTGTGTCTATTTTGCAGATAAAAGGAAACAATGAGTTCCATCTAGCCTTACCAGACAAAACATTCTTAGCCTTCTCCTTCATCTTATCGATAAATCCTTCTCGGACGTAACCATCTGTACCGATATAGAATTCTCTAGGGTTTGCAACCTTACCTAAACCAGATAAGTGAACCCGTACATCTTTGTTACTTTCGTACTGGTGGATTTCATCAAAGATAACCGCACCATCACGTAGACCATCTTTTGTTTCCCCGTTTGATGTGCGATATTTAATAACACTTTTCGTCTGCTTATTTAGTATTTCAGACTTCGTTGGATAAAACAACTTCTTAAGCTTCTCATGTTCTTCAATGATTGAATAAATTTCCTTGAAACTTGTCTTAGCTTGGTCTTCGCTGTTAGCCACGATAGAGATATTATAATTCTTTATCCCATGCATAGGCGTTAATAGGAAACTACAGATACCAGAAATAAGTCCATTCTTCCCTCCACCACGGGCCATCATGTATAAGAACTTACGAAAGACTATCAAACCATTTTCCTTGAAGAATAAAAAGATAAATGGTATTAGGAATTTCTGGAAAGGCTCTAACTTGAAGAACCACTTCTCGATATATCCAATACAATCTTCTATCTTCTTCTCGTCAAAGTAAATCTCACCGCTTTTTATCCTCGGCTCTATCTCACGGTTAAGATATTCAAATAATTCTTTACGCTCCTCATTTACATCAATTCTACCAGACTTAAAATCATCTACGTAAGCATCTACGTATTTTTGTATCAAACGAAGTCGTCCTCGTCAATGTCATTACTTTTTGCTTGTTTAGCTACAAGCTCTTCATGTTTTTTATCAAAGAATGAATCCAGCTTGATTAGAGAAGCATTCACTTTTGTTTTGCTGGTGACTGCTGGATTTTCTTTTAAAAATGTCTGGCTTGCGTTTTTGGTCAACACCATAACGCCTTCTTTTTTGATTGATTTATCTAATTCATAAAAAATACCTACCAAATTCAAGTATCTATCTACTTTCTCAACTTCGATAGCGTTATTTTCATCAATTAGAGACCGTAATTCTGCCTCTAATTCCTTCATTTTTTGCTGTTTTTTTGTCTTCGCCATCCCGTATGAATCCTCCTAGGTTTACAGCTAATGTTCGTGTTTTTGAAATTTTAGACCCCCAAATGTCTAAAATAGCGCATGTTTTTGGTTAGTTAAGCATCCGACGGTTTACGGATTTTCCAAAAAAACGTACGTTATACGAGCGGGGGGGTATATCGTACGGGTTTTAAAAATCGTGTAAACCTACCAATTGAATGTCTCATCGTCGAATTTAATCGTTGATTGATATCGATCATGTCTCTTATCATGGCAATTGTGACAAAGAGTGCGTAGGTTATCGAGATCCCAAGCCAGCTCAGGATGATCCTTAACCTGCTTGATGTGATCGACTTCGAGTCTCTTAGTCGTTAGCTTGCCAGCTTGTCGACAGAACACACATTCATTGCTATCCCTCTTGATTGCTTGTTTTCGTAGCCTCTGCCACGCTCGTGTGTTATAGAACGTATCATATATTGATTGTTTAGATGATGTATCAATCTCTCTCATATAATATGTATATCAAAATTTGTTAATCGAATTTCCCTGATTTAAATTTTTTTTTAAAAAAGTTGATAAAAAGTCTTGACAAAGCACGCAATGCGTGTTATAATGTAACCAGAAAGGTTGATAGAACAGCTTTTCTAAACAAAAAAAGATAGATTCCAGTCGCCAAACAAGAAATCTATCTTAGTCGTATCACATCAATCAGAGATCAATGCTATTTAATTATAACATAAATCCTCTGATTCGCCAAAAAAGAAAAGAGGTATCATGATGAAGAAAGTAATCATCACAATCGTCGCAGTCGTAGCAATCGCAACAGTCTCATTTAAAATCAATGCGCTTGAGAATCAAAATCGCAAGTTGCAAGATCAGATTAATCAATTATACGATCACACAGACAAGATGGACGAAAATCTCACGAAGGATATCGCAGATATTAAATCTGCTATCGATTGGTAATTAATATGTGGACGATACTCATCATACCATTATTTTTACTAATCCTGCTGTTTTACTCAGCGGGATTAGTAATTAAAATTATTTTAGGCGCAATCGTATTTGTTATCTTATTAATCATTATATTGTTAATGATTGATATAAATAAATAAAAAATTTTAAACAAAACCGTTGACAATATACGCAATGCGTGTTATAATATAGTCAAGATAAGGAGCAAATAAAAATGAAACCTGAAGAAATCTTAAACGCAATTAAAAAAACTGACTACGAATTTTACGGCATCCGTGGTTGGAACGATACTTATCAAATCGGCCAAGTGCTACCAGAATCTGTAGAATGGGATTACGAATATGACCAACCTACAGAAAATGAAGTAGGAGGAACTTGTACAACATTAATCGAATTTTACCAAGACTTGGACGAAGATGAAGAAATTATCGAAGCCATAGAAAAATCTTTGGAAATCCAAAAAACATATTATCATTACCCTTGCCTTTACCTTGTAGGGAGCAACAGAAGAAATCCTCAGAACGCTTATGAAGCCGATGAAAACGAAGCTATTTTGGCAGATGCTACAGTAATCACAAAAATTAAATAAACAAGAAGGGGTAACCTTATTGCTTATAGAAGAATTGAAAGTAAAAATATCATGGAAAACTTACCGAAAAATATTTTTTATAAAAAAACAAGAGGCAGAAATGGTACTTATGTGTACCAAAAACGTTTAAACGGAAAACGCTGGGAGTGGGCACGAAAAGATCTAGAAGCTATTTTAGAGGTAAAGAAAACCGTAGAGGCTTATTATGCAAAGCACGGAGAAGTACCTAAAATACTGGATCCGAGGGCCGATGTAGATTATATAAAAGCGTTGCCCATAGGTTCGAAAGTTGGAGAATGGACGATCCTCGAACACATTCCAAAAGAGGGAAGAATTTACATGAAATGTGAGTGTAGTTGCGGGGAAATAAGAGAGGTTTACGCACCAAGTTTATACAAAGGGTTATCCATGAGCTGTGGTCATGTGCTGATTGAGGAAATGACTACGAAAGACTTTCAAAAACCACGGAAAGAGATACAGAGGAAGAGGCGAGAACCTAACATTGATAATCAGTTGGGGGAGCGCTTTGTCAGCTATATTCCCCAAAAAAGGCGCTACATCTTTAGCATTACTCGCTTCGGTGTGGAAGTCCGCAGGGCTTTTCGTACGTTTGAAGAAGCAGTGGAGTTTAAAAGCGAAATCTTGGATGCTATCGATAAAAACGACGGGAAAATACCTATAAGATATTTGTAAGGAGCAAAAAAATGAAATTTAATTTGTTTAAAGAGCTATACAGCGAAGCTTTGGAAGATACTACTCTTGATTTTTTTATTGCCGAGCGTGGATGGCAAGAGTGGATGGAAAACTACGATACAGATGATGTAGTAAATATCTTAACCAATATTTACCATCTAGCAAACAACCCTCTCAAAGATACTCGTAAAGTATCAAGGGCCGAATTTAGTCGGCAATATAATATCCCCAATAGGACTTTGCAGGACTGGGATCTAGGAAACCGAAATGCTCCAGAATATGTCAAGTTATTACTTGATTTTGCACAATTTACAAATGAGTTACAAAATAAAAAACAAAATTTGATTGAAGAAAGACTAAAAGACGGGTAAAATGCCCGTCTTTATTTCTGCCTTACAAACGCATGAGATAAGCCTTTTAGCCACTCATAAAACAATTTATACGTAGTCGTTTTTGAGTAATACATATACTTCCTGCCTGCGCCTGAAATGTTCATCGACTTATGCACGAACACAGCTTTGATCGCTTTGAGCAGATTCTCGTCTGTGTGCTGCACATACTCGCTGATTGCGTTTTGCCACATATTCAATTTCCTGAGTTCGTCATCTGCTTCTTCAATCTCAATGATCTTCAGAGCCTGCGGAGTGACTGGCTTCGTGTTTTTTATTTTGGCATTCTTATCCGTCTCTCTGTACGGGTATCGCAATTCTTTCTTTCGCTCAGCGATCATCTGCTTGATTTGATTGTGATAATATCTCCTCAACCAAAGTATCTCTGCGCTAAACTCGATTGTTAAGTCTTTCTTGTTCACGCAATCCTCCTATCTCCTCATCACATCGTTTAACCTGCTTCTTCAGCCAGTCTCTACGCTTTGAAGCTACTTGTAAGCCAAAACTCTTCTGCACAATAGCCATGTGCTCTGGTTCTAAATCTCTCAAATAGCATTTCTTCGCATGCTCTAGCTGTGCTATCTTATCCTCCAACATTGTTCCGCTCCGCTACTTCTTTTAGGTTTTTAGCGATTTGTTCGTCAATCGTCTTGCTGAGCTTGTCTACCTGCTCTGTGATTTCAGCGTTTTGTCTCTCCAGTCTAAATACTTTATCGTTTAGGTTTTGGTTTGCCTCAAACTGCTTGTAAAATCCATAGCAGACCACGCAGACGAACACGCACAAAATAAAGTAAGTAAACTTATTTAAAAATTTATCTGAGTTCATTTCTCAATCCTTTCGTTTTAAAAAATCAGGCATATCATCACCGACTGAAATGGATTCGTACTGATCCTTGTTGACCAGATACTTACCATAATGCCTGACTGTGACATGATACTTACCGTTGACTTCCTCTTTGTGAGTTACTACAGGCTTATTAAATGCTGCCCCTGCATAAAATGATATTATGCAGGAAGCAACGAAGAATATTAATTTAATCTCGGTCATTGGTTGGCCTCCAATAAATCTGGATTTTGATATACATTTCCAATGTCATAGCTGAAATCAGCAAACAAGCAAAGAACATTCCCCAAAACATCAAATCTTTCATTCTTCCACCTCCTCAATCTCAATACCTTCGCAATCAAACACCCATCCGAAGTCGGCTTCTTCAAGCTCTTTTCTAGTGTGACAGTTGTGTGGATTGTCATCTGGTCGGACATAAGTCACGAAAAAGAAGTCATTATCTCTACTGTATAGATATTGATCCGTTTTTGTTATCTTAACCGTATACCGCTTCTCTTTCTCGACTGTATAGCCGTCAAGCCATGCACGAGCGAAGAGGTCTCTGTTGGATCTCTTTTTATACCATGCTGTGAATTCCTTAGTTCCATTGCACCAAGTATAATGCAAGGCATCTTCTAATTCCGCACTATGCCCTCTAGCTCCCTCAATCACATCCGCCACGAACTGCGGTACGACTGGTTTGTTCAATTCACGCCTGATTTTATCAGCATCCTTCAATTGAGTTCCAACCCATGCTCCCTCAAACTTACCTTGCTCGTAGCCTTCACGCCATTTAGAGTGACTAAAATCTTCATCAAACTCACCAATGATAGCCTCTAACCACACTTCACGATCTTTTGGTGGCAATGACCATAATTTTTTTATAATATGTTTAACTCTAGTACTCATTTTTCATCTCCTCGATCAACCAATCCAGATTCTTTCTGGCTTTTTTCAAATCTTCCAAGCCGTTCTTGCTTTGGAATCGTAGCAAGTATTTAATTGCATTGCCCCAGTAGAAGCCTTGCACGGCTGTTAAATTACCTGCAAAATTTCGGACAACCTCAATCGCCTCAAGGCCAAATGCGCCTTGATAGTGATTCGGATTGTTGACCTTGTCTTCTTCGACTGGATTGTCCCATTTCATCAAATTCAAATTATCAACATTGATTTCTTCCATGTTGATCCTGCCGAAGCCCATTTCAGTTGTTGATTTCATTATTTCTCCTTTTTTGAGTCAAAATAGCTGAAAGCTCTTCGTATATTGGTTTTATTACATACATAAACTTATTAGCGGTTAGTTGCTCTTCAAGATGTTCTTTAATTTCATCGCTAACGAATACTTTGCTGAAATAATCATCGTCTTTCAAAACGGTCTTGATACAATTCACATTAACCGTGATAGGCTCCTTTATCTCTCCATATTAAAAAGGCACGAGTTGAACGAATTTCGTCATTTTGCTGTCCTCCATTGCGATTTTTCTTTCATTTCAAATCCTCTTCTTTCACCCACACGCCATCGATTAGCTTGCCCTTGCGGTCTTTGATTTCATTCCAAGCTTTTGACAAGCAGTCTTCGAATTTCAAGCCTTCGTCCTTCGCAATTCGTTTTAGGTAGGTAATTAAGTACACGATATGCCCTTCACACTTTAAATTTCTCTTAACAAAATTCGATACAGCACCTATATATTCAGAGGCTTCTAGCACGACATCATCTTTTGGTAAATTTCTATGCGAAAGCTCAAAATCACTAATCAATCTAACACCTTGCTGTTGTGCAAGTATAATCAGCACAACGACCACATCACCGATTGAGTCTTTAACGACTTCTTTATTTCCCTTCGCAAGACCCGAAGCCAATTCTCCAAATTCTTCATAGAGTTTCAGCATCTGCTTCTTGCTGTCTGTCTTGTCCAGACCACGGTCTATAGACCATTGCTGGACGTTTGTAATTAGTTTGTGTAGTTTCATTATTTTTCAACCTCCCGCTTGTTTCTCTAGCCAGTTGAAGAGCAGACCGAACTGCTCCGTCACCAGCTCATCATCATTGTATTGTTTGCAAATTTGTCCCATCGATTCAACAGCCCATAGCCAATAAGCGTCTGAGCCAAAGCCGACTTTTTGACTTTTCTGATTGCTGCGTGCCATCCATTCAGGGATGACTCTGCTAAAGAAATCTATATAGTCAATCTTCATGGCAACTCCTCAATCTTGATATAGATCCCGACTGTGTCCGCCCAGAACTTTTCTGCTATTTCACTGGCCACTTGCGCATCATCCTGCCAATAGCCAAGCTTAGTCATGCAGTCCTTGAGTAGCTTCTGCAGATTGTCCGTGTCTGGCTTTGTGGTCTTGTACTGACCGTCGTAGCTTTTTTTGATACGTGGAAAGCACCACTTGACTGTCAGACGAACAGCTCCTTTAAATTTATCTGGAGGCACATGCTGAGCGAGCAAGCTTTCAAATTTCATCCTGGCATTTTTTAATTCAGCCGGCTCATAAAATATCGGCTTTCCAAATTGGACGTTTACCTTTTTTTGCTGGTGAGTAGTCGTTGGAATTTTTTTCATCGGTAAAAAGAATTCAATAGACATATTTAAAAATGCACTTCCTTTCTTTTTTATTTTTCGCGCTTAGTCCATGTCAGGGGACAGGGTTACAGGGTAACAAGGGGCGGATGCATAGCCCCCTTGTTCCTGTACCTGTACCCATGGACCATCAGGGACATTTTCCTAAATTCTTCTTCTCGGAGAGAGAAGAATTCTGTCCCTCGTTTTGTCCCTGACATTCTCGGGTTTGTCCCTAGAGTTAAAAATCCGCATGGTTGTGCGATTTTTTAGGGACATTCTCGGGTTTGTCCTTGTCCTTACGAACATATCAGGGACACAGGGACATTCTCGGGTTTGTCCTTGAGAGACAGAGACATTCCCGAAGTTGTCCCTCGGGTTTGTCCCTCGGGTTTGTCCTTGTCCCTATTTTGTCCCTGGCTATTCTTTAGGTAAAATTTGATTGTTTTTTACTTCAAACTCACCGTTATTTTTAACCCATCTTCTGATAGTTTTTTCACTAACGGGCTTGTCTTCTGTTGAAAAGTATTCCACCATTTCACTCAATTCAACCGGATTGATTCCGTCGAATAAGACCTCTATAGCAGTTGCGAACCTTTCATCAGCAGACCTCTTTTTTTTCTCATTGGCCTTTTTACTATCTAGGTTCTTTTTCCAACTTGTAGTCGTTTCTTCCAATTGTATATCCGCAAGCACGCCTGTTTCATCAAGTGCGTGTACTGGATAGCTAAACCACATATTCACTGGCTTAAACTTAGCAAACTCTCGTAACGTGCCTTCAACGCGCCATGCAGTCGCTATCTGGATCTTGTTACGGACTTCCTCGAGTTTGTCTGTGTATGGCGCTCGAGTCATGACGTCAGGAATACCCTTTTCAAAGTGCGTCCGCATCTGCGCGGGGCTCAAGAGGTCATCTAGTCCGACATGTTGCTGGTAATAAGCATTATTCTGTTCTTGTAGAGCCAGTTTGTATACTTCGCATGCTGCTTGATTCAGCCTTTGAATAAGCAATTCTTCTGATACTTCCAGCTCGACCAAATCGATAAGCGCGTCAGGATCCCGAGCGAATACACCCGAACCACTAGCGCGGTCCATGGACTTCTTGCCACCTTGACTCCCCTTTGAGTGGTGATGGCAGTAGATAACGCTAGAGCCTAACTCTGTAGCTACCTTATCGAATTGATTGGTAAAGTGCGCCATTTGGTCTGCGCTGTTCTCGTCACCAGTCAATACCTTATAGATTGGGTCAATGATGACTGCGATATAATTCTTTTTCAAAGCTCGACGAATGAGTTTAGGTGCTAGCTTGTCCATCGGTACAGTCTTCCCACGAAGATTCCAAATATCGATGTTCTGGATATTCTGTGGTGGCAATCCCATAGCCAGATAGACATCGCGGAAACGATGCAAAGCAGACGGCCTATCTAACTCCAAATTGACGTAGAGGACACGGCCTTGCGTACAATCCCAACCAAGCCATTTCTTGCCCTCTGCGATCGCAATAGACATCTCAATCAAGGCGAATGACTTACCAGCTTTTGATGGTCCAGCAATCAGCATCTTGTGACCTTGACGAAGGACGCCTTTAATCAACTCAGGAGCCAACTCTGGCAAGTTATCCCAACTGTCGGTCAACCCTTCCGGATCAGGCAGGTCGTCGTTCAAATCTTCAATGTATTGATACCATTCGTCCCAGTCAGCTTTACCGATATTCGTATCTACCAAAAATTGCTTCTGACCATTTCGGATGAACCCCGGCATGCGTGATAGTCTGCTTGGATTTCTGTTTTGGGTATCAACTACGATTCCGTTTTTTTGACAGACCTTGTAAAGATAATCTACACGATTACGATATTCTTCGTAGTTCTTAGCATCTACTTTGACAATCGCATGCAGTGACTTGTTCCCGCTGTGAACCAAGGCAACAATCGGTAATTCCAGTTCTTTATAGATAGCGTTCTGCTTGTCTATAGGCATACTATCTGATTCAACTAACGCATATCTAAAATCCGTCACGTTTTCATTTTTAGCGCCCTTCCCATCCATGGGATTGAATCGAACCCATGCACCAGCTTCTTCGTGGTAATCGCCTAAGACTGCCCCGATGTCCCCGTTACACTTGCTAAGTGCTTCAATCAATTGGCCAGCGGTACGGTCATAAGCCCCTTTAGTTGGCAACCATTTGACAATCTCGCCAGTCTCGTCATCTGTTTTCGGATAACACTCGGTCACATAGCCGACATTCTCGCTAGCTTCAAAGAGTGTTTCAAGGTATTTGATAATTTCCTGCACTGGATTCCAAATAGTCGGTTCATGGATTTCCTTGCCTTCTATCCAATTCTTATCAATGACCCGATAATCGCGGTCGATGGTATCGTTCCAATCTAATTCATGCGCATTCTCGTTGTCATAGCTAGACTGCGACACCCAACCATTTTCTTTTGCAAGTTGGGTAATAGTCGCGCCCGTTACGATGGTACCTGCTTCTTCGTTGAAGGTATCCCATTTTTTAAAGCACTCAAATTTCTTGTATCTGCTATCGTTTTGCGACCAGTTATCCCAGTCAGATGCCGTATATCCTTCATGCTTGAGAGCCATGCCGACATTAACCCATGTCTGGTAATCTACCGTGGCAGGATTGATATAATCCAGCAACGGCAACAAATTAAAATCATTCTCTGCCACTGTTTTCTCCCTTTTATTTAAATTCCTTTGCTATTGCTGCAATGACATTGACTGTCACACTGTTTCCTGCTTGCTTGTATAATTGACTGTTAGAGTTGACCTCTTGCACTTTGTCAAAAGCCCAGTCTGGGAATCCTTGTAATCTCCAGCATTCACGAGGTGTCAGCTTTCTAATTCTAAAATCAGGCTCAATTACTCCTTGACTTTCTCCAGTCAAGAGGGTATTGGCTACTTGCTTCCCAACTCGTCCTCGTCTTGTTTTAGAGTTTGGGTGTGATAAGTTCACACTATCTCCAATTTCTGCTTCTGCATATCCTTGAGTAGTCGCTTCCTTGATTCTTAGGATGTTGTTTTCTTGATAGCTATTGCTAGTTAAAGTAGGAGCGATGTCATATTCTCCGCCTTTATTATACCCATGACCACGCTGAATGATTTTAGGCTCAAGACTTCCACCTTGATAAGCTCGGATTGTTGGTGCGATGCCGTCTGTTTCGTAAACCACTCCACATTGATTAAAATTGGGTTGCAGGATTCCGAACTGTTTTATAGCGACCTGCTTAGGCTCTTTGTAATCTGTTGCGGTTAAAGTTCCCACTACACCACCTGAACCATAGACCACGCTTTTAGTTCCTTTACTTGTGCCATTCGGATTTTTAGTATTGCCTATAATTTCTATTTTTGGTGGTTGATGATCAGATTGTTCACTTTCTCCGCTGATAGGAAAAACGTTTCTGGTACGTTCTCCTCTAAGATGTCCGATAATGAACACACGTTCCCTATTTTGGGGGACTCCAAAATTCTTGCTGTTAAGCACTTGCCATTCCACGTTGTACCCCAACTCATCCAACGCTGAGAGGATAATCTCGAAGGTATTTCCTTTGTCATGGTTAAGGAGTCCCTTGACATTTTCAAGGAATAGATATTTAGGCCTGAGAATAGATGCGAACCTTGCGATTTCAAAAAACAAAGTTCCTCTAGTATCTTCGAATCCTCGTCTTGCTCCTGCAATAGAGAAAGCTTGGCACGGAAATCCTCCGCAGATAACATCAACATGTCCGATTCCTCGAATAGTGTCATCTGATACTGTTGTGATGTCATGTAATTCAATTTCTCCTTTCGTATCGTGTATAGCTTTATAACTAGCTCTTGCGAATTTGTCAATTTCGCAAAAACCAACACATTCATGACCCGCGGATTCCATTCCAAGACGAAATCCACCAATTCCTGCAAATAGATCCAAAAATTTCATACATCACCCCGGCACATATTCAGCTGGTCGCACGCTTGTTGGAACTCTCCAACCATTAGCTGCTATGCGATTAATCATATTTTTAGCTTCTTCGAATGGCCACATTCCCACATCTTTGAAACCATATCTTTCGAGCAATCTAATTTGTTTAGGCGTTGTCAAACCTTCTTGTTGTCTTTTATTAAGTCTATCTAGTAATAGATTTGCTTTTCCTGCATTTCCAATCTCATCTGTAAAGATTCCATATTTCTCAAGCGCTTTAATTTGCTTGTCACTAGCAGGCGCCATTTCCCATCCGAAATTGGGCACGTAGTTCGACAAGTCTTCAGCATGGATAGACATTTCAAATTGCAATGGATCTACTAGCTTGCGTTTGCGTTTACGCATTTCTTCCAACTGTTTTGCCAAGGCTTCTTCGCGTTGAGCAACTACGTCTTCTGCAGCCTTGACTTCCATGTCTTCGAGATCAAGCATGACTCCAGTTTCTTCTTCCATGTTCTCAACCATTTTTTGAGCGACTTCTGGAGTTTCACAGATCAAGTGAGCAGGCCGACATAGCTCATGGCGTTCTGTATGCCATAGAAAATCAAGTAAGAGTAATTCTTCCTTGCCTGAATGCAAGCGAGTCCCACGACCCACCATCTGGCTATACAAAGCTCGCACCTTGGTAGGTCTTAGCACTACCACGCAGTCTACTGATGGGCAGTCCCAGCCCTCGGTTAAGAGCATAGAGTTACATAGGACGTTGTATTTATCATCTTCAAAATCCTGCAATACCTCCGCTCGGTCCTTGGACTCTCCGTTGACTTCTGCGGCGCGAAAACCTTTTGCATTTAGGATATCGCGAAACTTCTGCGAGGTCTTTACTAATGGCAAGAATACGACTGTTTTGCGGTCAGCGCATTGCTTGACCATTTCATCTGCTATCTGTTCCAGATACGGGTCTAGTGCAGTCCCTACGTCACTGGCTTTGAAGTCACCTGCAGACATGCTGACATTTGATAAATCCAAGCTAAGCGGGATTGTCAACGCCTTGATTTTCGATAGATAGCCTTCTTTAATAGCTTGGACTAGCGAATACTCGTAAGCTAAGCTTTCGAAATAAGAGCCAAGGTTCTTCATATCTCCACGGTCAGGGGTTGCTGTTACCCCGAGGACGTTGGACTGTTCGAAGTAGCCAAGGACACGCTGATAGCCGTCTGAGATAGCGTGGTGTGCTTCGTCGACTACAATCGTATCGAACCAGTTGGGCGGGAATTGACTAAGCCGTTTCTCTCTCTGCATGGTCTGGACTGATCCTACGACTACTCGGTACCATGAACCGATAGAGGTATTTTCTGCTTTCTCTAAAGCTGTGCCAAGCCCTGTAGCAGTCTTGAGCTTATCGCTCGCCTGCTCTAGCAATTCGGACCTATGAGCAAGGACAAGCACCCGCTTGCCCTCTTTCACCTGGTCTTCTATGATTTTAGAGAAGACAATTGTCTTTCCGCATCCCGTTGGTAATACTAAGAGCGTGCGCTTGCGACCTTTAGCCCATTCAGCCTGAACAGCTTCCCGTGCTTCCTGTTGATAAGGTCTTAACTGCATCCCTTACCTCCTAGAATTGCCCAGCTTGGTATCCAGCTTGTGGTTGTTGTGTAAAGTTTGGTTGCTGAACTTGTCCCGGTTGTTGATTCAATACTTTTGTATAATCCACATCTTCAGGATAGAGCATGGATTTGACTTCGTTGTAATTATTGCCGTTGTACTGTCGGGTTCCAACTTTGCATACACCAGTTGCCCCTACAATGGCATTCCAGTTCATGCGAAGTGGTTCGCCCTTTTTCTTTTGGCCAATTGCCGCAAAGAAAGCAGATAGCATGCCTTCGGTTGAGCTGTGCAAGTATAAGTTGTGTCGCAATTCTGTTTCACCTTCATTGGCTACAATCTTGATGCTGACAATAGCCTTATTACACGCTGGTAGTTTCCCTGGATTTTGCGGATTTGGCGTGTGTCGTGTGCGTTCCATTCCAACGACTGTAAAATGGTACAATCCGTCAGGTAATAGGACAAATTCAGAATCCTTTTGAATTGTGTCTTCCCATCCAAGTTCGTGTTCAAAGTTATTGTATTGTTGTTGTGTCATTGTATTTTCTCCTTTGTTTCTTATGCTAAAATTGTGATTTTGTTGTTGTCAGCAAGTTCTTTTGCCAAGTATCTTGCAATGTTGCCAATAGCTTCAAGTTGCCACTTGCCCCCGTCTGCTTCAAACAATGCCAAGTTTGCCATTTTGTTAATCCGGAAAATGAATTGACTTGCTGGTTGCTCTACTTCGTTAAAGGTCCGATATGGTCGCAAGGTTACTGGATTTGGAGTTTTAGCTTGTGCTAGACTTGCCACACCATCGCGCACAGTAGCCACTTGACTTACACCATTATCTTGCACTTCTGCACCCTTTTCGATTTTCAAGTGGCTAGCAAAGTCAAGCACAATGCTACGGTCTGCGTCGTCAATAAACATAGATTGTAGCATGATATTAAATTCTTCCTGATCATGCCAGCTGTCAAAGGGAATTCGTGGCACGGCAGCCTGAACACAAACAAGTTGATTGCGTTGTCCGTAGTCAAAGTCTACTTGGTCATATACAGATACTTTTTGCGGACTTTCCACTACGACGAGAACTCGTTTTGAATTAACAATGTCATTATCAGATTTGAGGTAGTCCACCATACTGTGCAGTGTTTGTAGATTAAGTGCTGGTGCATATTGCCGAGGTTGTAGTTCGCGCAAACTGTGCCGGTTGCTATCGTAGTATTCTCGGCCTGTTCCAGATTTGATGATTTTACTTTCTTTCTCTGCTAACTCAACTGCGTATGATAATGCATCTTTAAAATTTTCCGTCATGGTTAGTTACCTGCTTTCTTTTGATTGTAATCAATGATTTTAGATTTTTCTTGTCGCTCTACTTTTTCGATAAGCTCACCCGTGTCCGTTCGCATGTCTCCGTTATCGTCAAAATAGGTCTGACCCGGAACGCCACTTTTAAGCTCGTTAGCATGGATTTTACCAGCATCATCACGACCGACAATGACAGTTGTTGCGACACCTTTCTGCGGTGCAAGTGTTGACTTGACTTCCATTCCTGTTTTGACAACCGTTCGTTCGTCATCCGTTGACATAGTCAGTGTGATAGTGACTTTTCGGGCCGCTTTCGCTTCCGTGTTGAGGTCTAATATATTATCTAGGACTTTCTCAAGTTCCTTGTCTACCTTTTCTTGTAAGGCAGTGTTTGCGATTTTCGACAAATCAATTTTAATAGTTTTATCTTTCATAGATACTCCTTGTTGTATTTTGCTATAATTTCTAATTCCCAGAACTTACACTGTAAAGGGCAATTCTGGTTCAGTTCGCACTTGATTCTTGATAACTTCTAGAGTTTCCTTCCAGTGTGCCACGATCATATCCCAGTAATCGGCAGGGAAGTTTTCGATTGGCGTCCCTAGCGGGAAGTGACCGCGGATATAAGCGACTTTTTGAAGTTCTTCTTCCGTTACACTTTCCTGCTTCATGAGGTCGGTCAGACTGGTTGGCAGGTTAGAATCATATTGTATTAGTTGTGTCGGTTCAACTTGAGCCTGTGGCTCTTCAGGAGCGTTATTTTGCGGTTTAGATGCTACTTGTGACATGTCAATTGGCAATTCCGTTTGCGTTTGCTGTGGCGTTGGTGTAGCTTGCTGTGGAGCCTGCACTTGTTGACCTGCAAAGATATGAGCTACACCGCTGTAATTAAATGGCAATTCATCTGGCAATCCGTGACGATTCTTCGCGTCCCATGCAGGTCTGTGATTGGTATACATCACACGCTCACCACCTTGGGCTTTTTTCTTGCCGTTCTCGGCAGTCATGACCAAGGTCTTGTAATTGGCAAATAGGACCATATCTGCCCATTCTTTGACTAGTGGAGCGGTCTTAGAACCTGTTTTTTGGCCTAGCTTCAACTCGTAACGGTCATAAGACCCCATCTCGTCTGGCTGTTCAAATTTCTTGATTTGAGCGTGCGCAGTCAATACCACGTTGATACCCATATCAACCAAATCAGACAAGCTGTTTAAGAAACGCCCCATTTCTTCTTGGACATAGGTGTAACCCTTGCCCCAGCCGAAATCTTCAATCCCTTTTTTGCCATGTTGTGCGCAGACATCTGTGACTGCCATGGATTCTGCCCAGTCGATCGTATCAATGACGAGTGTCCCGCACTCATTCGGATTGGCTTTGATAAAGGCAATCTCATTGTTTAACATAGTCCAGCTGGTCGGCTTGTCCAACCGAGCAACGTCCATGTTATCGGTAGAACCTTCAGTATCAATGAAGACTGGATTCGGAAATTCAGCAGCAAACGTAGACTTTCCGATGCCCTCAGGACCGTAGATGACTACTTTTTGAGCTCGTGCCCGCTTTCCTCTTGTAATTTGCATATTTAATCGTCCTCCAATCCATTCGCCAACGAATTAAGAATTTTCACAAATAACTCATGTTTTGTTTTTTCAATATCATCTGTTAATTCTTCTGGTTCAGAACCATCTAGTTTTTTGATTGTGTACTCTGCTTCTACAAGAATCGGTTCTGCGTCAAAGAAATCAGCTAGCTTATTATTTCGTTCTTCGTCTTGGTGAAAGTATTCTACCGGCATATATACCGCTTCTTTAATTTCTTTTGTCCAATGAGATGAGCAAGCTATTGAACCGTCGTTGTTTTTGTAATCTTTTAGATAAGTTCCATCTTCTTTGTCTCTAAATACGATAATTTTTTCTGTTTTTTTCACGATTATTCTCCTTTAAATTTTAAAATCCACCTTGCCATGTTTTTGGCACTTGCACCGTCTCTGGCTTAACGCTATAGCCATCTTCAATCAGGATGCTGCATTCATCGCCCGTCGATACTCGTGTCGCAATTGCTTGCAATCCTTCTTGTTCGAGCCATGCGCCAAATTCCTGCAAAGTCAGCTGATCCATTTGTTCCAGTTTGTCAATCAGCACGAATCCACATTCCGGTTTCAATTTGCGCACGATTGCAGTCGCCACTTGAAGTTGCTGGCTACCTGACATATTGTCCCAGCGTTGACCAAGATAGAGTAGTTCACCATCATCCACGGACAAACCTGGCAACGGCAAGTCTGCATTTGTAAGCAAGTCTGTCTTCTGCTGGCGAATTTCAGCAATTACATTATCAAGTTCCTTGTATTGCTCGCGATAACCCTTAGCATCTTCTTTGGCTTTATCCTTGTCCAAATTAGCGCGCACTTTACGATTGATTTCGTCGATCTCTGCAATGTTCTTTTCAATTTCTTCAGTCGATTCATCAAGAAGATCCATGGCATCGGTATTCGCGATAGCCAAGTCTTGAGCTAACTGACTTTCTTTTTCTTTAGCGTCGGCCAGCAATTGCTCTAGCCGTTCAACTTCTGCAGTTGCCGAAGCGTGCTGATTTTGGATAGCTACCAAGTTCTGACGCTTGCGGGCATTCTCCCCATTTTTTGCAAGGATAGCTTGTTGCTGTTGAATCAGCTCAGCGATAGAGATTAGTTCTTTCGGTGCATCTGGATAGTACGATTGTTCTTTCGCGAACTTTTCTTTCTGGTCAGCAATCACACCGATCGCATGTCGCTCGTCATACTTAGCCTTTTCTTGCATTTCCAGTTCAGCCAACTGCGGACCAACACCGATAATTTGTAGTAAGGTTTTCGCTTTTTCTTTGCTGGTCTGCTCCATAAACTTCGGCAAGTTGATAGCTAATTCTTCCACGAAGCTATCCAGCAAGTTTTGACCTGCTTTATTCCCACTTGGGTCAATAACCTTGAGAGTGCTGTTCTTACCACTGCGCTCCACAATCAATCCGTTTGAGAGTGTGATTTTTAGACTAGGCGGTATTGTGCTGCCCTCTCTCTGTGCTTGGCTAGGCTTGTATTTGTTACCCCCTAGCGCCCAAGCAATGGCGTCCAGTACGCTCGTTTTTCCTTGGTTATTATTTCCGCCGACAATTGTCAACCCAGTCGCTGATGGCTCTAGTTTGACCGCTTTAACGCGCTTGACGTTTTCGATTTCAAGTTTATTAATGGTTACCATTTATTTCTACTACCTTTCTAATCATTGGTTCTTTATCCCAAGTAAACGCAGAACCGTTTGCACGAGACAGAGCGCTTCTTCTTTGCGCCTCTCGTTGGAAAATCTCCTGATCCGTTCCACGTTTTTCAAACCTGATTTTGTAATACCAAGCAACGCATAGAGTCGCAAAGTTTAAAATAGTCATTGCAATTAGTAAATAAATCATTTTTCATCCTTTCTTAAACCTAATAACCTTTTGTTCATATTTTTGCATTTAGCACATTCTTGTGCTATACTGTAGATAAGTTATTTTTAGAAGCCTAGTCGCTTCGCCAGTGCCTTGTCCGACTCCATTTCGGCAAGGCTTATTTTTTTAGATCGATAGCGGTTTAGTTGCTTCCATCTCCAGAATTTGCGGAAGCCCTCATAATCGATAAACACTAACTTGTGTGTTGGGTTAAACACATATTGTTCAAACTCTGGATTCTCTCGCATTTCCTTTGCGAATTGCTTTGCTGTGCTAGGAGTCAAACCCTCCCACCGCTGACATAGATGCTCATAGTCTCCGCCAGTCGCTATCTCATCTTCGTTAGCTGTCCTATAGACAACCTCCTTTATTTTTGCTTGTGGCACGTTCAGGCTACCTCCTACCGAATTTTAAAATCTTCAATCACACGAGCTACAAAACGATGCGCTTGTGGATTTTTTAATTTACCATTCAAGATGTTAGTTACATCTTGACGAGCCATGTTATATTGAACCGCTAAAGTAGCAATGGTTAGATTGTTTTCTTTCAAATAGTCCAAAACTTTTTGTCGTCCGTTATCCATGTTTGGCATATATGCTCCTCCTTTCTTACATGTAAGAAAAAGAGTTAGAAAAAAGTTGTGTAAACTCTTGACAAGTTCTATAATAAAGTCTATAATCTAGGCATAATAAAAACAAGGTTATTAATACCATTGATTACGTATATTCACAGTTTGCCGACCGTTTATATTTAGTTTTTAAAACGTATTTTTGACTTCGTTTTTTTCTAACTCGATCACTTACAAAAACTATTCTATACTTTTTTCTAGAATTAGTCAAGACTTTTTTCTAGATTTTTGAGAATATTTTTTGTGATGCCATAAGAAAGGTTGATAAATCAATGTTTTCAACACTAGAAAAAATTAAAGAACTGGCTCAAAAAAGAGGTATTTCTTTGGCCAAACTAGAAGAAAGTCTAGGATATAGCACAAATTATTTCTATACTTTAAAAACAAAAACGCCTAACTCTGAGCGTCTCCAAGAAATTGCTGACTACTTCCACGTCTCAACAGACTACCTATTGGGGAGAACAGAAAATCCAACCATAGCAGGAGGGAAATCCGCAAATGAAAAAATAGAACTAGACGATTTAGACAGTCGTATTATGTTATTTGATGGCAAGCCCCTATCAGACGATGATAAAAAAGCTATCAAGGGAATCATAGAGGGATATCTTAATAGCAAAAAATAAGTTTTAGGTGAGGGAGATTATGAAGAACGAAAAAGAATTACTGGAGCAATATCGAGTATCGCTCCAGACTTTTGAGCCAGACCAATGGAATGGCCGAGGTTTTTATGATGCAGAAACACGGACAATCTACCTAAACAGTTCCTTGTCATATGAAGAACGGCATCAAGTCCTGCTGCATGAACTAGGACACCTTGAGCATATAGGAGCTATCTATCGCAACGCTCCTATACGTTGCGAGAATGAGGCTAATCGATTTATGATTCGCTCTTTGGTAAAAGAAGAACTAGAATATTATGATGATCCAACCTCTTTCAATTGGTCTAACTTTGCGCTAAAATATAACTTGAAAACAACCACTGACGAAGTGATGATACAAGATGAGTACCTGAAATTCGCTAGTGACATTTAG